ATCCCCAATAAATATTCTTGCATAGTGTTGGCACTTAACCCGACATTTGTTGCATTCCACCCTTCACCGACATAACGAACATCGGTTCTTGGTTTAACCTGTAACGTATTCAACTCAAAAATACTGTAAGTCTCCCCAGAATAACTATGATATTGGATACCCGTGGCTTGTGCTGGTGTACCTATCAACACAGGTTCAGCATCTAAAGCATAAATTATTGGTTCATTATAAATTACTACTCTAGTTCTACCATCAACGGGGTTATCTAAATAATTATCATAGTTATCTTGCGCAATATCAAAGTTAGGTATGTAGGGGTTATTATCATCGTAACTTTTAACATCGTTAAGTTTATCATTGGTGTGCCCAGTTATATGCCCAGCAAACTTATACCATTGCTCTATCGCGGCACCCGAAAATCTAACGTTAGGGTACGTATCGATATTTACATTCGTAGGGTTTAGCATTTCTGGGGTAATACCTACCATAAACGGAAAGGTAATACCACTCGCTTGCAATCTGTTAATTAATATTGTATAATTTACTGGCATATTTTTTATATTTAGCTACCCCCTGTTTCTCCATCTAATGCGCAAGTTAACAATGCTGCATACGCCACCCAAATCGAATTACTTAAGAGTAAATTATTAGTATTAATCCCTACATCACATACACTTGACACTTCAACATACACTTGACATGGCGATTGAATGGAACAATTCTGACTAGTCAGAAT